AACTTGGCTGGTCATTGATAGAGTGCAGCCAAGTTCAGAAACCGTCAATACAAAGACAGGGATGATTGTCAAGCAGTGGCACAAGAATGGTGTCCTGCACCGTGACGGTGACAAGCCTGCACAGGTCACGACAATGAAGTCAGATATGGGTTCTGGAAGATATGTCAAGCGCCAAGCTTGGTTCAAGGCAGGCCATATCCATCGAGACGGTGACAAGCCAGCAGAGATCATCCACAGAGAGCACGGTGAGAATGTCAAAGAGACATATGCCAAGTATGGTTACACGCACAGAGAACCAGAAAACGGCCCAGCTCAGATCACCAATATGGAACACAGAGTAACGCATGAATACATGATGAACGGTACTCTGCATAGACCAGTGGAACAAGGACCAGCGTAGATCGAAATCAGCCCACAGGATGGAAAGGTGATTGGTTACGAACACAAAGAGTTCGGACGGATGAAATCCCCATCACCTACCACACCTGCCAAGTATGCTTTCGGTGAACACCACTTCGAGCATCCAGATGGCACCAAGGTGAAAGTCAGATCACCGGATTGGTCAGGTGTTACAAAGGTGCAGGTACATTCAGCTGATGGTCAATTTTACGAGCATCATGTCAGTAGTGATGGTATTGTACAGTCATACCGCGACTACAAAGACCACACTGCCAGCGAAGACGACAAGGCGATGGTCATGCAACATGTGCAGGCAGCGAAGGATCACACGCCTGCTTGAAACTTCTTCCACTCGATCATATCACGAATCAGAAACCCACGAGCATGGACGCTCTTGATGATGTCTTCTAGAAACTTGATCTTGTCGATAGCAAGACCACGACGAACCTTCAGCTCGATCATCTTCTGGTGATTTGAGACAGCCTTGTCAAGATCTCCCTTGACAAGACGCACTGATGGCAGCTCTTCAAATCCAAACTGCTTCATCTCTTGCAATGTCATTGTTCTGCTGTAGAACGACTCAAGCACATTTGTGAACTTCTGAATTTCCACATCAACGGTCAAGAGCGCACGACGAGCTGCGTTGAGCTTTTCATACCATTTCGAGTGGAGAGATGCAGTGCGAGTGATCTCTTCCTGCATGTCATTACCAAGACGGGAATCTTTGGCCCACTCTGTTTCAATTTCGTTGATGCTCATGACACTTGACTCTTGATTGATTGGCGGATCTTACATCTGCTGCAATCAACCGTCAAGTTCTTTTGATGATGTCGTACCGCAGGAATTCGAAAGTAGCGGTTGACGAAACTGGTGTGGTTTCCTGTGTCTCTTCAGAAAATTGCAGGGTACCCAGATAGATGGGCAGGACTTGAAGGAACTCTGCCATGAGTACCGGAACATTGTGGGAGTTATATACTGTCAGGATTGCGTTTGTATACTTCGTCTTATCCACCTGAACTGCGTTTTCGCTCTTGTCTTTGGGAGCGCCAAGACCACGCATCCAATCATGGATGGTCAGGTAATTACGAAGATGCTCGTCTACCAAGAACTCTATCTGCAATGGGCTGTAGATCAGCTTACTGCCATAGGTTGGTCCAGTATAGAACGGTGACGGTACATTGACCGAAGGGAGACTCAACTCGGGCATTGCGAAATTTGTTGAATTGAAGGATACCTCTGGGAAATCTATCAATGTCAAGGTAGCCCGGTTGGATGTAAGGTAGTTCAGGGTATTCTGTGGTGTACTCATGGGTCATAGGTCCGGTCAATGGTTCATACACTGATTTAACCCATACTAAATCCCAGATGAAGGAGCGAAGCGACTGAAGTGGATGAGCGTAGCGAATACACCCAGATCCCATCATACAGGTCATTCCCGATGCTCCGCATGTCATTCCGTTCAGTCATCGTGCTACGCACTCGACTTCACTGTCATGACGCATGGGTTTGTTCAGGTAGCAGTAAGGACAGGTACAGGTCATGACCGGACAAGCGGGAATGGTCGGGGTCGCTCACTGCCGTTCACTCCAACCCATCCCCTACCCCTTCCCTTTTAAGGGTGTTTGTTTCTCGAAATTCCAAGGGTAAACTATGTATTAGTTTTGTAACTTGATTATAAGTTGTTGATTTACAACAAGGTTTTATTGAACTGATTGATCACTTTTTGTACAGATAGACCTTGTAAAAATTGTCCTACAATCCTGATTTACTCAAAATCGGCTCCATCCAGTGTCAACTACTTCCCACAGGTCACCATCATATCGTTCAAATTTTGAGCTATTATTGACATGTGTTCCATCATTGACGATGAAGCCAATACTCTTTTTCATCTCGTCAATCGAACCAGTTGAAACATCTTTCATGGAAGCCATGACATCTAGGTCTACAAGCGCCTTGAAGCTCCGTGTCTGCGTCATCCAAGCAAACAGTACCAACCCCATTACCATGTCGTCTGTACATCCTTGCTCAGCCTCGTAGGAGTTACCAGACTTAGAGAATGTGTTCAGTTCGGTGATGGTATCCTTGCATGAAAGCTGTAGATGCCTTTGCTCAAGCAGCAGCTTCAGAGATGAGCATCCAAGCTTCTTGACAGTCGTTGAAGTCTTGATACCTCGCTCCGTCTGCTTGCCACCACCAAAAGTAATTTGTTTTCCATGTGCACCGCGATTTTCAGTCTTGACGAGGTTGTCGTACTCGAAGTCATGGTGTAGGATGTGGCATACCTAACCACCCATGTTATTGTTTTCTACCAGCACGAAAGCTTTGTTGTAGGCATTGCCAACGGTGTTGATGATCACCGCATAGTCAGATGGTGTCATCTGGTTGTTGCGGAAAGATCCAACTTGCCGGTATGGTAGTTCTGTGATATCGATCACATGGAATGCCTGATAGTCGAGTCCCTTACCTTCTGACACATCGCATATCATCGCATACTGGTGATTGCGCTCTGGTCGTTCGAACTGCTTGAATCCCTCGTTCGAGGAGAACATCGGATTCTGGATTGCCGATGCCAGTGCCTTCAGCGTGCTACCGCTAATGAGCGTCCCTGAAGAACCAAGGAACTCTACGGAGTATTCGACTGCGAACCTCTGTTCATCGAAGTTCATTTCGGCAAGAGTTTTTTGTTTCCACACTTCGTCGCGACCCGGAACTTTCCACCAAGGTGCTTCGATGAGCTTCCAGCCGTTGATGTTTTTCTTGGCACCATCGACATAGTTGTAGAAGTGATTCATGCCGTTTGGTGTTGACATGAAAACGATGATAGAGTCTTGACCAGAAGACACGACAGGCAGGGTACCAGCAGCGAAGTCATCCCAGTTTTTGATAAACGCAGCTTCGTCAACACAAAGTAGGTTGATAGACTTACCACGCATCGCAGAACCAGTAGATGCACCGGAAATCACCATGCACTCATTGTCGAGCGAAAAACTTCTCTTGTTCCAGACCTTGACACCGGGCTTTAGGAAGTCAGGGAGTGACTGGAACATGTCTTGGATACGGCGAACGATTTCCTGTGCTTGGTCGGCCTGCTGTGCTACGATGCCGACATTCTTGGCCTCGTTGAAGCAGATGTAATGCAGGATCATACCGGCAGCTGATTGTGTTTTACCGCACTGACGGGCGGCAGCAAAAAGAATTCTTCTTTCCCCACCGGAGATCGCGTTAGCAATTTCCTCTTGGTATGGGTACATTTCGAATGGCACGATACCACGGTCAAGGTGGATAACCTTCACATAAGTTTTCAGGAAGTAGATCGGATCATTCGCGCATCTATTCCACTCGTCAATCAACGCCTATGGATAATTTCTTTTAGATCCAGCTTTAGGAAGGTTGATATTACCATTGTAATATTTTTCAGATTTCTTCATACACCACCAATAAAAAAGGGTAGATATATTTTAATCTACCCTTTTATTTACAAGAATCAGTAACTTAGATTAGCTCCAGATAGCGCGAACCCAAGCACCGCATAGTCCTGAACGAACAACATCATCGATACCGAACTCGACAGTGCCTGTTCTGGATGACAACTCTTTGTGCTTCAATGTCATCTATAGCGCCCATTTCAGGCCATTTTCTTGTTTAAGGTCGGTTTGGCGAACATCCCCATCGAGCACGAGTTTCGAGTTCTCACCGATTCTCGTCACGATTGATGTCATTTCATCGACTGTCGTGTTCTGTGCCTCTGTGACCAAGATGAAAGCGTTCGAGAAGCTACGACCACGGATGTGCTCAAGAGCTACCATTTCAATGTCGCCACGCTTCAGTGCAATCTCGTACACCGATTCGCCAAGTCTCTCTTTCAAGATGTGAATAGTCTCGGCAAGCCAGACTTCCATTTTCTCTTCGAGGTTGCCCGGAAGAAGACCGATGGTACGACCGCATCCAACATTGGGACGGGTGATGACAATCTTTTTGATCTGGCCGCGATTGAACATGTCAGCTGCATGCGATACGGTCAAAAATGTTTTACCGACACCGGCAGGGCCAAAGATCATGATCTGTTCACACTTTTGATCCTGAAGGATCTGCATCAACTTGCGCTGATTATCGTTTTTCGGGAGGATTACTTTTGGCTCCGGTCTATCATGGATATGATGGATGTTGTCAGGGATAGAAGTGTTTTTCTTTTGCTGCTTCTCGGAACGGACAATCTTCCGATCTAAACGCTTCTGCTGGGCTGGAGTCAGTGCTGCTGCTAGGTAAGAGGTATGACGAGACATACTTTATTCCTTCTGTGGGTTGGTGAAATGAAAAAGCCGTTGCAGGGCAGAACTTACCCCGTAACGGCTTGTGTGTAAACCCTATAAGTCAGGGTCACGAATTCTTTTTCCGGTTTGCAGTGTTGCGAATCAATGCAGAAAATTCTCGAATTCTGCTTGACATTCCTTCGTCACCAGCATAAGCTATCTGGTCGGCAACAGCATCACAGTGATTGCTCAAAGCCATAAGCGACTTGTATGCAATCAGCGATTCATTGGTACCGTCGGTAGTTCTAGCCTTCTGGTAGTCAGCAGTGTTGTTCCGAGGAGTGAATCGCTCAATCAGTGATTTGAAGTCTGGTTGGTTGGTTGACATTACAGTGCCTTAAATCATGTTATCAGATATTTAGCGAAGTAAATCAATGTCAAGAATTCAGTGGGTCAATGCCAGTTTCTGCAAGCTTGTAGCAGACCCAAGCATCATCATGGAATAGCACGAAAAGTTTTCCTTCTAGCCAGCAGGGTGGCGATTCATGAAGGCATACAAGTCTGGCCGCTGGGATGGTTGGATTAGACTTGTACACCGCAACGGAACTTTCCCGACTGGCATCGTTCCACTGGTGATGAAAAGCCTTATGAATTCTGGCGAGCAAGTATCCCTGAGTTCTGAATTTTCTGCCTTCAAAGAAACACTCCCATTTGTCGAAGATGATCTCGATCTCCCATTTGCACTGTGGCCTCACCAGATTGACGCAATCAGCATTGCACTCACGAAGAAGCGCCGAACGATCTTGTCGCCGACCTCATCTGGCAAGAGCCTGATCATCTACTGTATCGCAAGAACGATGATCGATGCCGGGCTGAAAATACTTGTCGTCGTACCTTCTGTCATGCTTGTCCAGCAGATGTCGTCTGACTTCGCCGACTACTCAGTAAAAAATAACTGGGATGTTGAAGGCAATGTGCACTCCATCACCGCTGGCGAAAACAAAAATACAAGGAAGCCGATCACCGTATCGACATGGCAGTCTCTTCAGAACATCAAAGACCCAGCATACTTTGAACAGTTTGATGCAGTTTTTGGTGACGAGGCTCACGGTGCCAAGGCGACTGAGCTTTCATCTATCATGGAACAGTGTGTCAATGCTTTCTACCGCATCGGCTTGACTGGTACGCTTGATGGTGATAAGGCCAACGAACTCACCGTACAAGGCCACTTTGGACCTACTACGCGAGTTGCAGAGACGAAAGAACTGCAAGATCTAGGGCAGGTTTCGAATGTCAAGATCCATACACATATCCTGAAATACACAGATCCACAGTTCCTCAAGGCTGTCAAGGGATTGCCTTACAAGGACGAGATTCAGGTCATCGTCAACAAGAAGTCGCGTAACAACTACATCCAGAAGGTCGTAGGCGAACTCGAAGGTAACACGCTTATCCTTTGCATGCTGGTAGAGACTCATGTCAAGCCACTGGCCGAACAGCTTCAACTGGCATTCCCAGAAAAGCAGGTATACATACTATCAGCAAAGACGAAAAAGGAAGAGCGCGAACGACTCAGGAAGTTGGCAGAGTTAGAAAGTAATTTGATTTTCATTTCTACCTATGCACTCTTCTCGACAGGTGTTAGTATCAAGAATCTGCACAACTGTGTCTTCGCACACCCGTTGAAAGGCTGTATCAAAATTTTACAAAGTATCGGGCGTGTGCTCCGTTTACATGCCTCTAAAGAGTTTGCGAATGTCATTGACATAGCTGACGACTTCAGAGGTACCAGCAAAAAAGAAAATTATGCTCTGAGTCACTTCATCATAAGAGCAAATCTGTACCGGCAAGAAAAATTCCCAATCAACATAGTAGAGGCTCAAATCTGATGGAAAGTAAAGAAAAACTGCTAGACGACATCCTTGAATCGAATGACCTCGAATCAATCGCCGATCTCGACTTCACTGCAACCTCGCTGGTGACAGTGACCGGCAAGCACATTGTTGCATGGTGCCGTGACCTCACAGAAGATTTTGGTATCCATTTGCTGATGCTTCCGTATTCGGTGGAGTACCACATCATTGAAGGCGAACGAAAGATCTATCTCACGCGCATGAACCCGTACAGTGAAGACATCTACCATCCGATCCCTATGGAGATGGTCATGTCAGTAGGTCATCTGAATGAAGGTATGCTGGAAGTTTTCGAGGAAGCAGCTGATGAATGGTTGAACAGCTTGACCGAGGAAGAACCCGAAACTGCTGTTGTGAAAGAAGAAACCAATGTGGTATCCTTCAATCCATCCAAACGACTACACTGAGGAAAAGATGAGCTTTACACCAACAGCAAAAATCATTGCAGACAGTATCTGCAAAATCACCGACAAACGGTTGACTACTCTCGAAGTAGAGTTCAACCGCTTTGTACTGGCAGAGTTCAATACGCATCGTGCACTGAGCCGTAACGGCAGCAGTTCGCGTGCCATCCCTGTCCAGCGTGCCACTGAAATCGTCAACGAGAATCCCGGACTGCCGGTCTTCTGGGCACAGAACAAGCCGGGCATGGCAGCGACTGAAGAGCTTTCAGGTGATGACCTTGTGTATGTGCAGGAAGGCTGGGATCTTCACCGTGCCCTGACAACCTACTTTGTTCTGGAAATGAGCGAGCGCGGCCTGCACAAGCAGCTTGCAAATCGCTTGCTTGAGAATCACGGCACTATCAAGATGGTAGTCTCTGCAACCGAATGGGAAAACTTTTTCTGGTTGCGCTGTGATGGTGCAGCACAGCAGGAAATGTCTGTACTGGCTGACAAAGTTCGCGAGGCAATGGCCGACTCCATTCCAGTTGTACTCGATGCTGGTGAATGGCACACTCCCTACTTCAAAGCAGGGTTCTGGCGACCAGACATGGAAGAGCCACTTGAAGATGCACTGTCAATTTCGGCATCATGCTGTGCTCAGGTTTCATACCGTCGTACAGATGACAGTCTGGAAAAGGCTAAAGATGTTGCGAAGAAGCTGTTTGAGGGTGCCCGAGTACATAGTTCACCAACTGAGCATCAGGGATCACCAATGATTCCAGTCAAGAAAAGAAGTGCAGTCGGTGCAAACTGGCAGAAAGGCGTGACCCACCTTGATCGATTTGGTGCTTTCTGGTCAGGTAATCTGTGTGGTTGGATACAAAATAGGCAGTTGATTGAAAACAATGTAAAAAGAGGTTGACATGGGTACCGAAGTCTCGTAATATCTCTCTTGTCGGAACGGTACTCTCAGCCAAATCTGGGGTCAAGGCCATGTAACATGCTGTTGGAGCATGGGTCGGTACTTCCAACCCGACAACGAATCGAGCCGGTAAGACCGGCAGGTGGAATCCTGATCCATGCGGTGCATAGACGCGAACAGGGATAGCAAGCATCTTAGTGCGAAAACGGATGCAGCTGGCGGTCTTACCCTCTCCCGAGACTGAGCCAGTAGTGTACTGAAGCACTTGAACATTCAGATGTACACATGAACTGAGCACGACCTTGGTTCATGAAATCGGCCAAACGAAACCTGTTAAATCCAGTTAATAGAGGTTGGCAGCAAGGAACCGTAACCTTGCAAAGTATTCCGAAGCACGGCAAGTAGTGAAAAAGTAACGAGCAACACTTGAACCTCGTGAAAAGTAGACGAACCCCAAACCCGAGGAGTTAGATGATGGCAATGTATCTTAAAATAGTTGCCGCTTATTTGTTGACTCTGTTGAAAAAGTAGGTATAATTGCCGACTGTAAATAGAATCAGATGATCTGGGTGTGTAGGAAAATTGGTAACCCCAGCGCGCTGTAAACGCGCCGCCACAAGCTCTGTTGGTTCAAGTCCAACCGCGCCCACCAGATTTGGGACATTGAAGGGAATTGGTATACCTTTCATCCTTAGAAGTTGAAGTTTCTCGGTTCGAGTCCGAGGTGTCCCACCAAATAGCGGGATCGAAGCATTAAAGTGATGCAGTAGGCTTTTAACCTACTGAAGAAGGAGCGTTACCTTCCGATCCCACCAGACATGCGCTATGTTCCTGACATCGGTCTTCTAAACCGATTCCATGAGAGTTAGGTGGTAGGCGAGAGGTTCAATTCCTCCATAGCGCACCAAAGTTGTTGGGAAATAGTGTAGTAGGTTTGCACACGCTCCTTTGAAGTGCGTAGGTTGGGTTCAAATCCCGATTTCCCTGCCAGAATGAAATTGTTCTAGCAAGCCTTACTGTCGTGAGACGAGGAAGGAAGAATCGGTGCTCGATGTAGCTTGCATTAAGAGTACCGCCGAAACCGTACAGGTTAGAGTGGACAGTGTGGACTGTTCAAGCAACGGTAAATAAATCCACAAGTATTACGGCGAGTTGGTAGAGTCCGGCTTATTACTTCAGTCTTGAAAACTGACGGGTGTTAATAGCGCCCCGTGGGTTCGAATCCCACACTCGCCTCCAAGTTAAGACTGCATGACGATGCAGTAAAGTGATCGATCAGCCAGAGGCGTACTTCTGGCAGATGGTACAAACAGATCACGCAGGCAGGGAAATTTGGCCTCGCCCTGTCCAGAATTGTGGTGGAGATAGTGTATCGGTTAGCACGCGTGTCTGTGAAACACTCAGGTAGGGTTCGATTCCCGTCTCCACACCTTTATTGCGCCGCTGTAGCTCAGAGGCAGAGCAGTCGCCTTGTAAGCGACAGGCCGAGATTTCGAAATTCTCCGGCGGCACCAAATAGTTGAAAATAGTTGTTGACAGATGCAAAGAGATCGATTATACTCCTTGCATAAATTGATGACTAGATAAAGAATATTCACAAGTAGCTCAGCGGTAGAGCCGACGACTGTTAATCGTCTGGTCGGTGGTTCGATCCCACCCTTGTGAGCCATACAACCTGTTCGTAGCTCAGTTTGGTCAGAGTGCTCCATTTGGAATGGAGAAGTCGGAGGTTCAAATCCTCCCGGACAGACATTTAGATACTCCATATCGAGTATCGAACCTTAAATACATTAAGGACAACAGCTGGAAGGCACTGAATGTATTTTCTGATATACAAGATTACCAACTTGATAAATGGTAAGATCTACATCGGTGCTCATAAGACCGATGACATCAATGATGGGTACATGGGATCTGGTCTTCTCATTAAGAGGTCGATTGAAAAGTATGGGATTGAAAATTTCAAGAAAGAAATTCTATCGCATCACGATTCTGAAGAACAGATGTACCTCACTGAGAGTCTTATTGTCGATGATGAATTTCTGAAAAGAGATGATGTCTATAATTTGAAACTTGGTGGTGATGGTGGCTGGGATTACTTAAATGATGGCGAAGGCTTGTATAATAGATTAAGTTCTAAAAATTTTTAGAACTGGTGGGTAGCCGGAAATAAAGCTAGTGTGGCTAGGTGGTTAAACCACGAAAAAGTTGCAGATTTGAAATATCACATGTCTAAAATTTCACATGATGGTACATAGGCATTAAAAGAAAAGTACAAAGATGAAAATTGGACATTTTCAGGCAAATTTCATTCAGATGAATCCAAGATGAAAATTGGCCTTGCAAATTCGAAAAATCAAAAAGGTACTGGTAATTCGAATTATGGAAACATGTGGATAACTAACGGTAAGTTGTCCAAGCTTATACCTAAAAATTCTGTCATAGATGAAGGTTGGTATAAAGGTAGAAAATGTAAATGATTTTGGCCGCGTCGTCTAGAGGTTCGGACAACTGGTTTTCAACCAGCAGATCAGGGTTCAAGTCCCTGCGTGGCTACCACTTTATGCGTTTGAGTCAGTAACCGAGACTTCTCATTCATGGTGATGTAAGATGGCGGCAGAGCCGTTAAAAGTCTTTCTCAGGACTAGCCATCACACCAGCGCATAATTAAATTTGTCGATGTGGATTGAAACTTGGTCGGTAGCCGTTAGGTAGATCAGGGACTAAATCATATAGGTAATACGGTTCGAGTCCGTCTTCGGCAAATGTTTTCGGGGGATTAGCTCAGTTGGTAGAGCAGGTGCTTTGCAAGCATCAGGTCGTCGGTTCGATTCCGACATCCTCCACCAGATATGCAGAATAATGCTTCGAAAGGGGTTAGCGGTGATGCATTGCCATAGAGCTGTACACCGTCATCTGCATTGTTTTCGAGGGTTAGCTCAGTTGGTAGAGCAACGGACCGATAATCCGTAGGTCGCTGGTTCGAATCCAGCACCCTCGACCAGTTAGGAAGCGTGGCAGAGTGGCCGATTGCAGGTCTTTGCTAAAGATCCGACCCTTAACCGGGTCCGTAGGTTCGAATCCTACCGCTTCCGCCAGTTTGGCTATGTAGCTTAGAGGCTTAAAGCATCCGCCTGTCTAGCGGAATATCGCGGGTTCAAATCCCGCCATAGTCGCCAAATTACAGAGAAAAGCGAATGGGCATTCGCAGAAGAAAGTTGTGCGGTACTACAAGAACCCTCAAGTCAGGATGATAGCCCTCTGACCTTGTAATGTTTGTTGCGCTGTAGGGAAGTTGGCATCCCGCTTGGCTCATAACCAAGAGATCGTCGGTTCGAGTCCGACCGGCGCTACCAGATCCCTGTCTCGGCTGGTTAATCCGAGTGACTTGCAGGTGGTAGATGTAACCTGATAAGATTGACCTCGCTGAAAAAGACGGTCATGGGGCTGATAATCCCGAAACTGTAAGTTAGCTAATATGCAAATGCCTGTGGATGGGTGGTCTTCCATGTTGTTGAGGCGCGGTAAAAATCCGAAGGACTGCCACGAATTTGTTGAGGGATAGCATAGCGGCTAATGCAGGTGGCTCTAACCCACCCTTACCTCGGTTCGAGTCCGAGTCCCTCCACCAAAATTCATAGTGCCATTCCCTGAAGGTAAGCCTGACACTATGAGTAGTCCGTAAAGACCCAAAACTACAAAATGAGCGCGATACGGCTATGTCCCTGTGATTCTAGTAAGGGGTTATCCGCACCAGATCGAAAAATGACTTAGGTGAGTAAGCATGACGACACCTTTGCCGCCCTCTAGTTATGTCCTATGCCGTCAGGTTATGGCAATGCCCGGTTTCTTACTAGAAGATTCTGGGCATTTTTATTTCAGGAGTATGATATGAATGTCAAGCAAGTAATCGTTGTCAGAAAAGATCTCAACATGCCAGCAGGAAAGCTTGCTGCACAGGTTGCGCACGCATCAGTTGGCGCATTCATCAAATCAGCCTCATACAGCACGAATGTTATCTCATTGTGGGAATCAGACGGGTGCACTAAGATCGTGCTGGAGATCGAAGATCTCGAAGCCCTATTGGCACTTGCGCACAAGGCAGACAACTTCCTTCACGAGTGCACTGATCTCATCGTAGATGAAGGTCGTACTTGCTTTGATGGAGTTCATACGGTAACCTGTCTTGGAATCGGACCTTACTACTCCGATGACATCAATTTCCTTACAGGTCACTTGAAGACATATCGATGAACGAAGGATGGGTATTTCACTGGCATGCAAGAGCCGAGCTTTTTGCATTCTCGCAGGTAGGTACGCTTGTCATCATGAATGACATGAAGAAAAATTTGACATACGAAGGTGAAATTGTTGACAAGCGCACTTGCAAGCTGACTGGCGAACCCTGTATACTCGTCAGATGGAGCTTTGGTCAAGTCGAAGCTATGTATGCTAATGACTTGCGAGTTCATGTTCACATTGAGGATTATTGAGATTTAGAAATCCTTCCATAATTCCAACCACTTGGCAATTCTTCACCTTGCATTACAAATGATGTTCTATGTCCGTCATTTATGATTTTTCTACCTTTTAACTTTTCGGATATTGATTTCTTCTTTTCTTCCGAACATGCAATACCGGTCAGTTTATCGACTCTTTTCTGTATCGTAGAAGTGCTTTGTTTCTTTCCGAGTCTAGACTTTGACATCATTTCCTTTGAATCTTCTGTATGTGATTTACCATACATTGGGTGAAGTTCGCCACTATTACTCTTTTGAAATTTCTCTCTGCTGCTTTGATACAATCTGGAATTTTGATACCTCTACTTGTATTTGTCCATAGCACCCATTGTCCATAGTGCTTTGTACATCTTATATCTATCTCTTCCATCTGTCATTTTGGTTAGAAGATAATGGCATATGAAATGCTTTCTGGCAGATATTCTAACCAAATTGGTTTTACTATTTGACCCACCTAGGCTTTTAGGTATAATGTGATGCAGTTCGGTGTATCCAGATTCTTTATGATCTGGTATACTTATGATCTTGAAATATAGGCGTGTGTATTTGTTGTCTAGAAACGCGTAAATATCCATTGCTGGTGCTCCTGAGAAGTGCTAGAATGTATGGGGACGGCAATCCCGCGATACATAACTATTTAGGAATTACTATGAGATTAGCATCGCTAGATTTGGAACTAGAACAGCCATCAAGGGAAATCATTCAGCTCGGTATTGCATGGGAAAATGTAGATACTCTTCAGATAGAGACTAAAAGCTTTTTCATCACACCAAGTGAACCAGTCTCTGATTTTATTTCTGAACTCACTGGCATCACCGATCATGATTTCGACTGGCAGAAGCCACGGGACTATTGCTTTGCCGAGTTCTCAAATTTCTGGCATGAGCATGTTAGGCCAAAAGTTTTCGACTCGACATTGACATGGGGTTCGGGTGACATCCAGACATTGCGCTCTCAGATGAAAAAGCATGTCGGTACAATTTCTTCCAAGTACATGAATGTCAAGGACATCTACAACTACCGCGAGATGATTCGTGGTCGCAACCCAAGCAACAAGGTTTCACTGAAAAGTGCAATCGCGAATCGCAAGATGAAGTTTGAAGGGCGTGCACATGATGCAGCAAATGATGCGAAAATGACGCTTGAACTTTTCCGCAACATGTATCATAATGACCGTGACATGTATGAAAACATCCAAGAGATGAAACTCTACAACTGAACACCTAGGACCGTTTGCGTTATGCGCAAGCTGGGTGGGCGAGAACTGCCAAGCCACATGATTCGCTACCATGTGGCTGAAGTGCTATAATTTAGGAGATTGAGATGCACAGCGTAGATGTGTTGTTTGGTCAGTACCGGAAGTCAAAGACAGGTGAACGGTTTGGACAGTGGTTCGTCAATCGTTATGTCAAAGACGAAGGTAATGATCCAGATCTGAAAACGCTTTTCTATGCTCCTTCTCATGAAGCATATGTCAGTCTCAGGCACTGGCTGACACGAAATGATTATGCTTGGACACTACCGACACCTTACCGAAACCTAGACACATTGGAGATATAGAATGAGCAAGACCCTTTGGATTCTCCGTGGCCTGCCCGGCGCTGGCAAGTCAACCACTGCCCAGAAATTGTCTGAAGCTCTTGGTTGCTGGTACTTTGAAGCCGATCAGTATTTCACTGATCCAGAAGGCAACTACAGCTATGACTCTGCCAAAATTCATGATGCCCATCTCTGGTGCCAGAATCAGGTTTACAGCCAGATGCGAGTAAATGCCGATGACATCATCGTGTCAAACACGAGTACGACTGCAAAGGAAATTCAAGTATATACTGACATGGCAGAAGATTTTGGTTACTCTGTTATTTCTATGGTTGTTGAAAATCGTCATGGTCATCAATCAGTGCATGGTGTACCGGTAGAAATTCTACAGAAAATGAAGCAACGATTTCAGGTGAGTTTATGAGTAATGTACAAGTGACACCGAAGATCTGGTTCTGTTCAGATCTTCACTTCCACCACACAAACATCGTGAAGTTTACAGATCGTAAGCTGGTCACCACTCAGGAAGAACACACTGAGTGGCTTATCAGCATCTGGAACAATCAAGTGTCTGCTGGTGATATCGTCTACCACCTCGGTGACTTCTCGTTCGCTTCCAAGCCAGACAAGATCATCGATGTACTGTCTCGCCTGAAAGGTCAGAAATTTCTCGTCAAGGGAAATCATGACCGTAGCAAGAACCTGAAGGTGTTGCTTGCAGAAGGTCACATCCAGTGGTTTGGCGACTACAGAGAAATCAGAATTGGTGAATTTAGCACTTGCCTTTTCCATTTCCCTATTGTAGCATGGCATCGTCAGCATTTTGGCGCATACCATCTGCATGGTCACTGCCACGGCAGCTACCAGCCAGAGAAAGGCAAGTGCTTGGATGTTGGTATTGACAATGCTTACAAAGTGTTCGGTGAACACCGTCTCTTCAGTGTAGACGATATCATCGAGTACATGAGCAAACGAGAATTGGCTATCGGTGATTATCACCGCGACAGGTAATGACATGACACTCAAAATGACCATATCGGTGTATTCCACTACACCGGAAGATACACATATTGATGCAGATGTCACATTCTCGCTTGAGAATCGCAAGTGGTCAGATGCCTTACCGCATCTGACCTCGATTCTCCGGCATGCTACATACCAGATCGATCAAGAGCTTGAGGCAGAAATTCTTCAGCTCGTTGAACAGAAAAGAGTTGAAAAGCTTGAAAAGCTTCGTTATGAATATCTTCGAGACTTGAAATAAGTTTAAGCAGGCATAGTGTTTAACGGTTAGCACAGTGTCCTTCCAAGTCACGAGTTCCGATTCGAATTCGGATGCCTGCTCCAATTAACCACCAAAGAGGAAATGTAAAATGCCATCCGCACACATCCGTAAGGGTAACGCATGGAAAAATGGATACTCGAACTACAAGACCAAGGGTCAGTACGAGAAGAACCGCAAGCGCGATCTGAACCATCACTTGGAAGACCATCCAAGTGACAAGGTTGCAGAAAAGGCACTTAGTACCATCAAGTACCGTCGCAAGAAGCCAGCTGCTAAGCAAGGCTGGGTGACTGGTAAGATCATGTTCGCTATGATGGGTTACATCGGCGTGGACAAGAAGGAAGGCGGTTTCTCTGGACAGCATGCAAAAGCTACCCAGATGAAGATTGCGCAGTACATGAAGATGTCTCGCAAGTCACAAAACTCGATCAACCACTCGCCGAAGAAGACAACCAAGAAGTGAGCAAATCTCCGGTTAAATAAGGTATCAACCAGTTTAACCGGAGTCTCATTGAGATGGGAAGCGTACTACAGTCATAGCCATCGAGAAGTGGTGTAGATAGTAACGGCAATGCCTTTACAACCACCAGTGAAATTCCAAGACCGACAACGACAGCTGCAAAAGCTGCGTTGCCACTTGCGACCTCTGTAAAAAATTCTGATCCAGATAGCCCATCGTCGGCTATGAAGTCGATTTCTCCGCAACCAACTGTTCTTGACTATTCGAACTTTACCGATGTCGATCCGTACATCGAGATCGTCGGGTATCCGTATGAGCGGTTCATTCAGGATGGTAGCAACCTGCAAGCGCCAATCGTTCGCGTTCGTCTTCCATTGATTGGTCCGGTTCAGTCTGGTTACAGCATGAACTACACATCGTCTGATATGTCATTTGCGTATGACGCTGCTGTCGAGCCTATCAAGAATTTGGCAAACATGGCAGGATTTGATTTCAAAGAAAGAAACAACACGGTTGACATGTTGGGCGGATCTGCACTGCAAACCGCTTTCAATGCTGCTTCGTTTGGTGGCGAGTTCAGAAACCAACTGGCTAACGAAACTGGTCTTGCTACCAATGGCAGACAGGAATCTTCTTTTGTCAGTATCGGCATGCGTGACCATTCATTCGATTGGATTCTGGTACCGAGAAACGCTGATGAGACTGCCGTCATCTTGCAAATCATCAAGTTGATGAAGCTAAACATGCACCCGACTGTTACCGGTATCGGTAATTCATTCCTGAAGTTCCCTACCGAGTTTACCATCGGCTTCTACTCAAGAAAGAACAATGGCGAGCGCCTGAACATTCCTGTGATCCCAGATTGCTCGCTGGCATCTTTCAACATCACCTATAACCAGAACGGCGCTGCCAGATTCCATGATGACAACACGGCACTGAGCTACAGGCTGTCCATGTCATTTGTCGAAGGCAACCAGCTTACACGCGAAGACATTGAGCGCGGAGACTACTAATGAAATACTTTCAAGAGCTTCCACTCGTAGATTATCCGCTACCGTCAGGCGAGCTGGTCAAGGCAACCGATCTCAATATCCGGTACACCTTCACAGACGATGTACTGTCACAGCCGTTTGCGTTCTACGAGTACCAATGGGGCGACTCGGATACTCCAGACAAGGTTGCCAAGATGTACTACGGTGACTATGACCTTGCATGGCTTGTCATGATGTCTGGTCAGTTGTTCGACTGGATCGAAGACCTGCCGGTACCGCAGCGGTTCTTCCAGCCATACCTAGAAAAGAAGTACGGCGTTCCGCTCGAATATCTGTACACGCAGGTTCATCATTTTGAAGATGAGAACGGCTTTATCGTTGACGAGTTTTCCAATGGCAACCCAGTGTTCGTCTTCGACTATGAAGAAACTCAAAATGAAAGCAAGCGCGTTGTCAAGCTGATTTCCAAGAGATACCTGAAAGACATCAAGAAAGAATTCAGAGAGAAGTTGCTGGCTATCAGAGAGGTTAACTGATGGCATATTACGAACCAAGTACCTGCATACTGGAAGAGCTTGTACTCATCAACTTCAAGGGTGAAGAGCTTGACATCATCCCTACATTCTCTTCTCTGGAATTGCAAGAAGATATTTTCATGTCTGCGATGGTCGGTGATGTCAGGCTTGTCGAGATGCACGACTTCCAGTAGAACTTTCCGATTGTAGGACAAGAGAAGTTAAGGATTTCATACAAGACAGTTGAAGATTTTGATCTCATCACTCTCACATTCTCCGTCTACGGGATGTCTGACAAACTCGAAGTCGGTAACGGTATGTTTGGGTATACTCTGAACTTTGCTTCCGTCGAGTTCGTTAACAATATTGCAACAAAAACAACGATCTCGATCAATAGACAAGATCCAGTAGGTGTGGTAAAGCGTGTCTTGAAGGATACACTGGGATCTCGTAAAAAGTTGATAGCTGATGATGTTGGCAATGGGATTGACTTCATTGCACCTAGAATTTCTGGGTTCGAGTTGATCAACTCGCTTGCTGCTAGGTCATCTGGAAAAGCCGATGGATCATTCGGGTTTCTATTCTTCGAGACTCCGGCAGGGTTCAACTATCGCAACCTGAACATGCTCAAGCAGCAGAAGCCACAAGAGTACAAGTTCTCTCGTACCGTCAGCGTGAACCCAGATGTTGACCGGATGAGAGTAGTCCAGAACATTCAGCTTGAGGATGCTGCTAACATCCTTGATCGTATTGACAAGTCTGCGTTCGGCGCGAATATCACCATATTCGATCCACTGAAGCGGGTCGCGTACAGGAAGAAGATCTCGTACTTTGACCAGCGCGTACAGGACAAGCTTGACAAGATTGAAGGTGATTCTGCAAAGCATTCACTACAGACAAAAGAATTTTCATACACCAATCCGTCCAGTGAAATGCTGTTGCCGCTTTCTGATCGATCAATCGGCAAGGTTCAGCGGATGATGCTGATCAACACGCTGGAGTATGGCATCCGGTACAATGTCGATATTCCCGGTAATTCAACATTGCATGCAGGTCAGATGATCGACTTGCAGCTGCCTTCTTCTACTGGTGAGGACATCATCAACAACGAAGAAGACCGCTTCATGACAGGCAACTATCTCGTGACATGCGTGAGGCATAAATTCACAAAGAACAATCATGTCATGTCACTGCAAATCGTCAAGGACAGTTTCAAGAATGACCATGACCAATTACAAGCAACATTGAAGAAGCGCATCTAATGAAACAAGATTTCGGCCAGAACCACTACACCTTCTTCGGTGAGTGTGAATCCAGAAATGATCCACTAGAAGCTGGTCGTATTCAGGTCAGGATCTTTGGTCACCACACGCGTGATAGATCAGTTCTTCCAACTGAGATGCTCCCTTGGTGCCAATGCCTGCTGCCTGTCACTTCTACTGACACGACCATGAGCAATATTCAGATCGGTACCGTAGTCTATGGGTTCTTTCTGGACGGAGAAGACAAGCAGATTCCGATGATCACTCATGTGATCGGTGGCCTAGTAGCAGATGGGGTTGCTCACTACTTAGGATATATTGATAAGACGCTCTCAGGCTTCGCTGACGGGCGTTTTAGGTCAAAGCCTACTCAGGTATTGCCTTTGGAGAAAAACGATCCATACGCGGCTGTGTACCCGTTCAATCACGCGTCTGAGTCTGAGTCTGGTCATGTATTCGAGGTCGATGACACACCGGGTGCCGAAAGAATCCATGTACTGCACCGGGCTGGTAGCTTTATCGAGATCCACCCAGATGGAAGCATCGTAAAGAGATCAGCTGCTGATACCTGTGATGTCTCTGTCGGTGACCATGCCACATCTTGCCAGCAAATGCGTGTCGAAGTCGGCGCTGACTATAGCATCAAGGTATCAGGCAATGCGGTAATCAATGTCACAGGGAACTCGCAGGAAAAGGTTGGCGGTTCCAAGACCATAGAGGTCGGCGGTGATTTTGTGATCAATGCAGGCGGCTAGATTGTCGCCAACGGAAGCCAGATTCATCTGAATTAAATACGATATTAACTAGGATGCTGACTCGTGCCTGCTTACAGATACAAAGACTTCTCACTTTCATTCAAACCGCATCCCCTTACAGGCGATGTCGTTCGCGTATATGACAAGGATGCTGTCAATCAGTCACTGAAGAACATCATCCTGACGGAGCGCGGAGAGATCCCATTTTCTGACAGAGGTTCCAACATCAAGTCAAAGTTGTTCGAATTGATGACTCCAGAAACCTCCAGAGAGATCAAAGAAGACATCCTGAGCGCCATCCTTGCGTATGAACCGAGAGTCATTGTGGATGATGTCATCATCACAGAACTTCCACAGGAAAACTCAATATCAGTGAGCATCGTGTATCGCATCAGAACACTTGACGAGCTGATCACCTTTACCATATTTTTGAAAAGAGCCTAAGACATGCCGACGAATACTGATAGACTGCCTCTGGCTTCTGGTGACTTTAACGACAACCGGGAAAAGATTAAAGAGTTCCTGAAATCTCAGCCGGAACTTTCCGACTACGATTTCGATGGTAGTGCCATTTCCGTGCTGCTTGATGTGCTTGCATATGACAACTACCAGAAAGCATTTTACCTTAACCAGATCGGTAATGAGAGTTTTCTCTCGTCTGCCATCAAGCGCAACTCGATTGTATCGCGAGCCAAGGATCTAGGGTATTCACCAAGGTCAAAGCGTGCATCTTCTTTCAAATTTGATCTGGTACTCACGGCTCCTAGCCTTACAGCGTCTGCATTTCTCGTCTAGGACAATATCAAGTTCAACTCGGACTCATACGCATTTGTTACCAATGACTCTTACCAAGCAGTGCGCCAAGTTGATGGTACCTACCTTGTCAGCAATGTAATTGCATATGAGGGCAATCGGCTTTCATACAAGCAGGTTATCTCAGAAACGAATAGAAAGCGCATTAGCATCCCAAACCCAAATGTCGATACCTCTTTGATAAAGGTAAGCGTAGCATCGGTTGCGAGTCCTACCGAGTTCCTTGAATTCCAAGTAGTTGACAATGTGCTTGATGCCGACTCTGCGACTCGTGGATTCTTCATCGAAGAGGTTGATAACGGCCTGTATGATATCGTTTTTGGTGACGGTGTATTGCTACAGTCACTTGAAATTGGTGATATTGTTAATGTCTCTTATTTCGTCACGAATGCTGAACTTGCTAACAGCCTTTCAGTCCTAAGTCTTGAGACATCGATTGACGGTATAACCTCAGCTGGGTTCGTTTATGATGGAAAGTCTTCAGGTGGTGCACCGGAAGAAAGCATCGAGTCAGTCAGGGTAAATGCGCCTCTTTTCAGAGAGACATACCAGCGTGCCGTGACTCCTCCAGACTACGAAGTGCTCATCAAAAAGCTATTCCCGATTGCAGGCGATGTCAAGGCAGTTGGCGGTGAAAAGGTATTGCCGCCTAAGTTTGGCACTGTCGTAATTTTCGTAAAACCGCTATCTGCCAATTTCTTGACATCACGCGAGAAGGGAGATCTGATTGCTTTCTTGGAAAAGTACAAGACAGTGCTTTCGAAAGTCGAAATCGCCGATCCTGAGTACACCTATGTCATCCCACAGGTTAATATCGAAGCTGACACTAAAAAGACAAGTCAGTCGGCTGGTGAAATCGAGGATGCAATCGAAGCGGGTATTATACAATACAGCAATGACCGTTTTGAAAAGTTCAATGCGGTGTTCAGGCAGTCTAACTTCATCTCGTATGTCGATAAACTGTTCCCATATATCATTTCATCCGCAACTAGGTTCTCGATTGAAAAGCGGATCTTCGCCACGCTCAAAAAGAATGTGGCCTACGAGTTTTCCTTTGCAGCTGAAGTAGACGAGTGTACGCTTATCAGCACTGAGTTTTCTTACAATGGCATCGACAAGTGCTTCTTCAATGAAGAGCTTGGTATACTGAAGATCATGACGCTTGACACTGATGGCGTGGCTCGTGTCGTAAATTCAAATGCCGGTACACTTGATCTTTCGACTGGAAAGATGAAGATTTTATCTATTGCGATTGACTCCATTCCAGAAGATGATCGCCTGTATGATGAGTCATATCAGGACTACTACATCCGCTTCCAAGTGAGTAGCCGCGCAGACTATGTTGGGAAGAATGAGTACAGCATTGTGAAAATTGAATCGCCTGTCGTTACAGTGACCAAGACTAGCGGAGTTCTCTAATGACTAGCACAAGAAGTCTTTTTGCCAAAAGGGCAATCCCAAGTCACATCATTGACAGTCAATCGTCAATCGTAGACTTCTTGGAAAAATATCTCATCTGGTCCGAAGAGACAGGGAACGCTACTGCTGACATTTACGATCTACTGAAAAACCGGGACTCTGCTAGTGCGGAGTCCGAGTACATGGAGTTTTTCAGAAAGGAATTTTTGCCTTCTATCCCAGATGATGCCAAGGCTGACAAGTCTCTTTTGGTTAGGCACATTCTTGACTTGTACAAGACTCGTGGTACCGAGAGATCTTACAAGTTCTTGTTCAGTATCTTATTCAACGAATCCGTCAAACTGACTTATCCGCGTGATAGCATTTTCATGCCTTCTGCTGCCAAGTGGGTCATTGAACGGAGTGTGTTTGTCAAGTCTGCTACCAGCTTGGTAGGGTTTGCGTTCGAGCGTACTTTCCTTGTCACTGGGAAGCGTAAGATAGAAGTTGAAGTAAACTATGCGGTAAAGGCAGGTGAAAATCTTTACGAAATTTTCTTCAGATCGAGAAGAGAGCTTCCAGCTGCACTTGACTCTGTTGAAATTAACGGACTGACATATAAAGTTTCATACACTGTTGGCATTTCAAAGATAGTCCGTAGAGGGTAGGGATTTACCGAAGGTCAATTGTTCACTATCCAGCGTGGTAATGGATCTCCGATAACACTGAGAGTTTCTTCAGTTTATGCCGATGGTGGTATAAAGACTATTACCGTCGTCAGATTTGGTGCCAATTTTCAAGTTGATAGCATCAATGCTGTAATTTCACCTGTTGAAATCGACAACACTGAGTACCTTAACACAATCGGTACTAACAGCTATTCTACTGCAAGTAAAGTGCCAGAGATTTCAGAGTTTGGCTTGGTTGTCAAAAACAACTGGATCTCGGCTGGGTACTTTTATGACGATACCTATGCAGGTGACATTGTAGCATACTTTGAAGAGTCTACCCAGTAGGAAGCTGTAGGATCGGCTCTGATCAGATTCACGGCTCAGCCATTTACCGATTACATTGGATACCATGCAGATATCAAGGGATTTCCCTCTGATCAGTCAAAGCTCCTTGACTCGGACATCATTCAAGAATTCTCGTACATTGTGGAAAGTTCGGTAGAATTTGAACTTTACAGAGGTATCGTTGATCGGCTATTGAACCCAGCTGGTGTAAAATTTGCGTCTGAAAGATCATTCAC